CTCTTGCTCGAAACCAAATTTTTGAATTCGACCATTCATAACAAGCTAACCGAAATGTTATCTACATTTGTGAATGCTTTTTCCCACAATTTAACTTCTAATTCGGCGGCGGAGGGGGCATCACCCCCACTAAAACCAACTTTTACATTTTTAACAAAAATCGAAGGTTCTTGGATGTTAATAGCTCCCGCGATTTCAAACGGCGAAACATCACTGCCCACTGAAAAACCCGCCTCGCCATCTATTTCACCCGCGGCATAGTCCAACACGGTTTGTTTAATAACTTCGATTGGGTTAACTGTTGCTGTTTTTGCTGAGATTGTAACTTCAACAATAACTAATTTTAAATTCGGACGATCAAACTTAACGGTAGTGGATTGTTCGCTATAAGGGTCGATAAACGTTTCTGAAATAGGGTTGCTTGATGTCCCATTATTATAATTACAACCGCCGGATTTTTTACTATAAATCGCTTCTGCGACGGCTAAATCAGTACCTCCATCCACACAGCAATATATCGAATGCGGGATCATTTCAACGCCATCAACAGTTTGCGGAGTATCTTGTATATTTTCCCTAAAGCTCATACTTTTTTGTGTGAGAATATTAACTGTACCAATAATCGCGCGCGCCAAACTTGATCCTTGCATCCCCAGTGTTTCTTTGCGTAATGTTCTCGCCACCGAGTCGGACTGAACCAATGACCCTAAGTCGGCGGCATCGGGGTTAGTTGATGTTTCAAGTCCCAACGGCCCGTTAACAATATTCGTGAGCGTATCCGCCAACGCCGCCACAGGGCCCGCTACTAAGCTGCTAAAAGTCGTAATTGCTGTTCCCACACCGTTAAGTGTAACCGTCGATAAGGATTGAAATTGATTTTGGTTGGCATCTTGAATAATTGTGCCCGAGGGTACTACTGTGCCCGCAACGCCCGCTAAATTTACTAACACGGTTGAGTATGTCGCACCCGCACGGTAGCCCCCGGTTAGCGACCAAATTGCGTCAAGAAAAATTCCACCGCTTATATTTGGGTTAAATTGATTCGCAAGCGCGGCATTGCTTCGCATCGAACTAGACCGCGCCGCCGTTTCAGCGGTTATTAATACGCCTTGTGGAGTGTTAGCCGTAACGACTAGGTCTTCACCGAAAGCGCCCCGGTATTCTTGCTCTACTTCCGCTTGAATAGTTGAAGTATCTGCGATAATAACGCCCGTGCTATCTATTTGATCATACATTAGTTAAAACCTCTTCACCAAAACTTGTGGATATCGTGATGGAATAGTTTAACACATTATTTTCTACAATAATTATTGGCTCACCAACTCCAATGACATTTTCGACGAATTTCAAAGTACTTATTAACGCCGCACGAAATTGTTTAATGTTGGGTTGAGATTTCCAAATGGTTTCGAAATTAGGCATCCCAACATTTGTTTGGTATTTCATTTCACCCAAGATAGTTTGAACCGCGTTTTTACAAACGTTTAAAACCGACTCTATGTCCGTAGACAATTCTAAGTTACCCGACGGCCCTAGAAAAAGGTCGTTACTATTATCTACTGCAAAACTTTGCGACATGTTAAATGCTCTTGTTTAAACCGCCACCAATGATAGTCCCGGTTCCTGTTGTTGGGTCTACTTGTACTGCGTCACCCGTACGCGCGATAGTAAGGCCTGCGTCGCCCAACGTTGTTAAATTTGACCCCGTCACAGTGGTTGGGCCATCTAGCGTAATGCTCGGTGATGTTACCTGGGCCTTCGTGCTCGCGTTAACTATAACATTTTCTGCGGCAATAGTTATCGTGTTATTCCCCAACGAAATCTTTACGCTACCATCTAGTGATTGCAGTACGGCATTTTCTGAGTCTTCGTTTGAGATAGTTATGCCACCCATCGGGTGTGGCATAAACACGGAATCTGCAAAATCTTTCATCCGAAATGTATTTGGTCGTGACTTTTGATAGTTTTGAAGAAAAAGCGAGATGTCTCGGTCATTAGCTTGGATCCATCCTAAATCGCCTTTCTTCAAATTAAATGACAAAATAAAACCGCCACCGCCGCTGAAACATACGGGCACATTGGATATTTGCGCGCGTTCAATTTGCTGGTAGTTACTGTCCACCATTGTGATCATAGGCTCAACAACTGCGCGATTTTTTTCACGGTCATATGAAATTACTTGCGCGGGCAATCGGCCATCAACGCCCTGCATTAGCTTATTAAAAGCTGTGCGCATAACGCCCACCAGGGTATCTAAATTAGCGGGGTTTGTTGAGGGAGGACTGTAGCTCATGATTGCACCCTTAATCCTTCTGCGACCCAATAAAATGGGTTATCTCGATTTGCAATTTCAAAACCCAATTTGTAAATAACATAGAGGCCATTGATCGCAGGATTGAATAAGCTTTCTATTCTAAGCCCTCCCCCCAGCGTTGTAAAGTTATCTAACATAAAAGTGACTTTGACCCCCAGTTCCGTCATTTGAGGCACGCCAACCATTCCGGTGTCGATGTTTAAAACTCGAACTTTATTAATTAATGGGACTGCACGATTTTTTACAACTAACGTACCGTTATCTAAATAAGCATCGAGTGCCCCTACTTCGTTTAGTTTTCTGACCTGTTTTAAAGCAGGCCCATTGTATGTATAGCTCCCAATACTTTTATCGGTTGCTTGAAAATTTAAATCAGCACCAATATCTTTAGCTACTTGACGCGCTATGTCGGATAATCGGGCGGCTGCGGTTTGACTTCTGGCGATAACATTTCCATTTTGAAAAAAACCAGTAAGACAATGCAACGTTAAATAAATGTCTGGTGGTTGCGAAGGCGTAGAGCTTACTATATTTCCAACGAAAATTTGAGTTAATCCGTACGATTTTCGCCCCGCCGATAAAATAACTGTTTTCTCAATTTGTTTATCAACAAAAGGGCTTGTTTTTGATATTAAATAATCTCGATTTTCTTTTGATAAATTAGCTATAGTTATGTCGCATTGGTTCATGTTTTCATTCGTAAATTTAGTACCCGTAGCGTAAATATATAATCTGTCATACGTGCTTGATTTACCCCCGATGGTAATCGTCAACGTCATTAAACGATCATCAAAATTATCAGGCATTCAAACCCTCGATCTCTTTTTTTGACGCATAAATTAAAAATTGCGATATGCCAAACTCTCCATAATAGGGTAATTCTTCATTTTTTGTGAGAAAAACAAAATTTCCGTCCTGTATGAATGGGTATACTAATAGTGGTTGGGAAGCCACACATTGAACATTGGATATTAAAATTTGTGAATTTCTGCTAATCGTCGCCGTGGTCACGCCCGGGCATGACTCTATTTTTATTTCGTAATCGAATCCCTCCACATTGATTGTAAATCTTTGATTAGGTAACGCTTGTAAATTCAAATTTAACATTTAATTGCCCAGCCCAGAAAGGTCGAAGAGTGCGCTACTCTGTTTAGTTTGTTCTTCGGTTGCTTCGGTTTTTTGAAGCTGGCCTCGATCCACGGTATTTGTGTCATTAGCACTTTGCGGAAAAATTTCAGTCGTTATAGTCTTAGCGTATTGTGTTTCTCGAAAACGTAAAACCATTGAGAAAGTATTAAACATCTCCGGTGTTTCTTCATGCGGAATACCCTCTAGTGCTTGATTATCAAAAGTGCCTGCTTTGGTTTCAATAGTGAATAAGTCCCCTTCTTGCCATGCTTGGCGTAAGTCCTCATACGTTTGTCGGTACTTATCCGGTCTTAAAATAACTACGATTTCGATAATAGTTTGCTTAACGATCCTAAAATCCGTGTTTAAAGACCCGGTTTCCATAGGGTGCTCCATTAATTGACTTTCCGGATTTACAGTTATACGCACCGGTCTTGCATCGGAAAAAACTTGATTAAATCCCTCGTCATATATTGCAACTAAATCGATAGCCGACGTTGCTATGGCGGCGTAAGATGACGCAATGGAAAGTGGGTTAGCTATCGCTGGGTAACTCATGCAAAGACCCCGTCATCAAAACTGCTACCCGCGTGTTTTAATTGTTTGTCTAAAGATTTGGTGAATCCCATAGCGATCCCGTTGGCATCGGTTGCTTGAGTCTCTATTGTGACTGGCCCCATTGTAACGCTGTTAGCTACACTGCGTTGATTAGATACTTGCGAATTTGATATGCTATTGGATGAAATCGCAGCTAGTGGGCTACTTGACGCTGCACCAAGGGCTTTTTGCGTGTTTTCAATAGCCAAGGTGTTATCACCGCCGAAAATCCCTTTAACAAAATTTGCAACTTTGCTACCAAAATCAATCATCTTTTTTATGCTTGCGATCATTAATTCGATTTCATCAACGATGAAACCAAAAATAGCTTTAGCAATAATTCCTAAATTTTTAAAATGCTGGACTATTCCTTGAATTATGTCACCTACAATAGGCCACTTCTTAACGATTTCACCTATGACTGAATCGTTACCCTCTGCAAAATTCATAATATCGTCATACAATAGCGCGAACGCCGCAGAAAGTGCGGCAACGGCGGCTCCAATTAATAAAAGGGGGGCATATAAAATTAAAGCTTCCACTGCTGCCGCGGTTAAAGGAGGGAGTAACAAGGTCGCGATAGCCACACCCAAGGCAGCAAACACGCCGACCATAAAATGTTTGTGTTGTTTTAAAAATCCGAATATTTTTTCAATAAAATTTAAAACTTTAGAAAAAGCCGGTAGTACTGAAGTGCCTATCGTAGTCCATAAGCCACGAAATGATTTAGAAGTATCATCCCATGCCTGATTAAATTTAACGGCCACGGCTGCATCTTCTTTGGTCACCGTGCCTAATTCTTTTTGCCGGCGAATTATACGGTCTACTTCCTCGCTGCCTTGTTGAAGTAGTAAAATAGTAGCTTGGTCTAAACCTAAGCTTTGACCAAATTCAAACGCTTGGCCTTTACTTAATTTTTGAAAAGAGTCAGCTAGTTCTGGAAGTATTTCAAAAAGATCGCGAGCATTACCTGCTGCATCGGTCATACGGATGCCTAACATTTGCAAGTAAGGTGCAACGGAACTACCGCCCGTGCGAGCAAATTTAGAAAGTTCAATTGTTAAATTTTTAGAAGTTTCTAAAAAACCCTCTGCTGAGCCGCCATTGCGTTTAACCGCCGAACCCCAGGCGTCAAGTTGTTCTGTTGAAATCCCCAAAGCTTCGGATATTCGCCCTAGATTTGCTGAAAATTCAGTCGCGGCATTAAAGCTTTTAATTATTGTACGTAATGCAAAATAAGACGCTACTATACCGCCATACTCTTTGATTAAACCTTGCAATCCACTTTGGAGTTTTTTAGCTATTTGATCTTGGGATTTTAGCGCCGTATTAACACCTTCGGTAGTCGATTTTGCTTTACTCGCGCCTTTTTCTAAATCGGTATTATCCGTGGCAAATTTTAAAATAAACGTTTCAAAAAATGACATGCCAACCCCTATTTTTGTTTTCTAGCGTATTCCGACGCTAAATACTCATTGTAACGTGTAACAGCGATTGTTTCCCACAATAAAAAAGCATCTTCTAACGAGTAAACCGTTTTTAGCTCGTTTAAGGTTGCTTTTCCTTCACTAATAATTGACCCGATAAATCCGTCAATATTTTTGAAATCAACCGTGGGAGCTTCTGGACGGAATCTTTTAAGAAATTCGAGATCCGCCCATCTCTGAAAAAACTGCAATTGTACTCAATCATTTTTAATTCAACTTTTGCTAACATTTCCCACGACCCCGCGTGGTTGTCGATCAGCGCACGGGTTCGTAAAGTAACACGTTCGCCGCCGTCTACGGGTACGGCTTGGACGTATTGCATGAGTTTAAGCATGATCTCTTCGTTAGCTTTATAGTCGCCAAGTTTTGGCATTGCAGTTAACGGGTAGCCCGACACAATTTCACGCCCAGCAAGTGCGGGGAATTTTGAAATAATAAACGTTTTTTTTACGCCGTCTTGTTCTAATTCAATTTCGAGGGGTTCGATCATAATTTAGGTCCTTATTAAATTTTCAAAAGTAAACATATAGCTTTTTGTTTTAAGCCGTCCGGAACTTTGGATCCCGGTAGCTGGCATACCCTCTTGGATATAGCCTTTGATAAACGTAGTAGCATTACCTTTCGGATATTGAATAATCATTGTGATCACATCTTGTGCGCCACGTTTATTTTTTGCGACACGGTTGGCCTCAACTAATATCCCCAAGTTAACATCGTCCTCACTTTCGGGGATAACGTTAAGAGTGGCTACTATTGGGTTAGCCTTAGACCATGCAATTAAATCCCCATTTACGCCTGACGCTTTATCGCCAATTTGTAATGAGGGGATGTCTATGGGGTCTGCGTCGTCGGCGAATTGCGTTACACTAAAACCCGTTGGGAAAGTGTTTGATGCGACAATTTGTATCCGTGCGCCAAACCCTGAAATATCAGCCATGTGTTATTCTCCGTTAAATTAGTACGTGTTGGCCTACCACCTGATTAATCACGTCGTCTTTGCTGTAGATTAATAGATAATTTGCGATAAAATTAGTTGAACCCGTACTAGTGTCTGATGTAATAAAACAATTTATCCAGTAACCGCTCCCCTCGACTTGTCGCCAAGCGTTAGGGTCTTGCGTCAAAGTATTAATGTATAATATTTGTTGCTTTGTAAGCATCTTTCCTAAACTAATCGCGCCATTTTCAAGAGCTTGGTCGATCACGGGTTGTAAAATTGTAAGAATTTCACTTACGCCCTGTGCATTCGCTGATATCTCCGGCAACGCCAATTGTAAATTAATAATAGCTACGCCCGCCGCGTCTTTTAACCATTGCTCATTGCCGTAGGTATTCATAAATCGAGGCGAAGTTATGGCACCCATTAAAACACCCCGTTGATAAAAAGCAATTCGTTGCCCGGCTTGTTGTGTTACGCCATAATAGTTAATACGCAAAGCGTCTAAAGCGTTAGACTCATCCGTATCACTTACCGACGGCGTTAAATTAAACTGTGTATACATGTAGTTTTGCACAGAATTTACTGCGTCAAAGTTGGTCGCTGCTAAAATAAGCATCGGTGCCATCTCTGGGTACTCTCCGTCAATTTCAGGGTCAAGCGTTACTCCCGTGCCGTCTAGTTCAATTAGCGCGGCATTATAATTCGTCTCATTTCCTTTGGTAACGGGTACATAAAATTGGAACAATACGTTTTGCGCCTTGTTCCATAGTGCCGCTTCTGTGATTTGCTCTAATGTTAGTGCGCACCCATTCGTGAATAAAAACGACCCGAAATTATTACTAACATTAGTCGCTGCTGTTAAAGCCTCGGTAATTGTTTCGGCTAAAGAACCATCGGACCAAATGGCACCAGGCAACCCTGCAAGAGATTGCGGCAACCAACCAACAAGGGTGGAAACATTAACTTGGTCAGCTTCCGAAACATAATTATCCCCCTCTGGGGTAACGTAGTTGTCGCCATTAGGGTCAATATACTTTGAATTTTCCTCAGGACCATCTGTGACCATAATTGACGCCGGTACCGCATCACCACCGACAAAATTAAAACCGCCAGAAACATTATCAAACGTCACGCTGCTATTAGTGAATTGGTCATCACTACCTGCGGTTTGAATAGCCGTCTCTAATATTGCCGCTATATCAGAAAGGCTAGTTGCGTCTGAAAAGTCTAAACCCGTGACGGTTGCTACTAATGCACCAATGGTGATCACTAACTACCCGTTGGTTATACCGTTGAATTCTGCTAAAGAAGTAAGTAGTTTCGCCCCAAAAATTTTAGGGGGTGTAGCAACTTTCGCCCATCGAGAAAAAGATAATTTATTAGGTTGCACAATAAGTTTACTAATATAGCTAAAATAAAATTGTGCGCGTTTATATTCTTCTGACGTTGTGCCGAAATAAGACCCTACAGAATCAAGCGTCGTAAATTCTAAAACGAAACCAACGGGCACCAATTCATTAACCGAAATAATCCGACCAATTAATTCTCGCGTGGTTCCCGCAGGGGCTGCTGCAACGCCCGACGTTATATTGACATATTTATTAAACGCAATACTCATAACTTTGTCCTATTTCCTTTTTTCATACCGGATAGACATCAGGTTTAATTGATTCTATCACGTTCCCCGCAGTCGTTACTATATTTTTGTAAGTGAAAGTTACATCAAAAGACGGCGCGTCCTCAAACCGGTCGTAGTCGTCAGTGAAGTACGTGGGTCGGATAGTAGTTATACGGTACATGCCTACGCCCTCGGCTAGTAACGCTCCCCTCATACGATCGCTATACATTACTTGTTTAACAGCCACCACAATGTCATGCGCCGTTATGCTATTAATGTTTTTTGGATCTTGAATGGCCAGTGCGGAAAATTGAAAAGTTGATTCATACCAGTTAATTTCAGTATGTTTCATCACTTGATGAGAAGCGTCCCATTTGTCACGTCTTCCCGGGAAACCATAGGGTCGGCTAGGGCCTATTTTTTTAAGATAAATAGTCCTATTGGAATTTACCCCCTGTTGTGTAGGCTGATGTGATTGTTGTATTTCCAAGTCATCACCAAAGCCGTATGGAGATAAAGTATACGGCTCTGATGTTAACCCCTCTTTCAAGTTTTTAATCAAAAGCTTTATTAATTGATTGTCAATCATCATTAGGTACTCGGACGGCCCAAATGCCAACCCAACCATCCGTGCTAAACCAATCGCTAGGGGCTTCTATGCATTTAAAGTGTGACCCTTCATATTCAAGTTTATCACCGGACCTGTCGCGCTCTACGTCCTCAATATACGTACTCGGGCAATAGAAAATAACATAATCAGCATTAAAATCTAGTCCCATTTGTTCTTTTACTTTTCTAGAAACCAGTTGCCAACTGCCACGAATTACTATCGGGCTTTCATATTCGGAAATTAGCATCCCGATTTCATTAGTAATTCTACCGCTATTTTTGTAGTACTTAACAAATTGGGGGGTGATCACAGATAGCGCGGTGGCTAACACATTCATCCCTGGTACGCGGCCTGGTATTTTCATTATTTTTTATCCAGTGAGTAAGTTAATGTATTCAGCAATATTTTAGATTCAACTAGGGGCTTTGTTAAGTTCCCGATAGTTTTCCCGTCGGCCATTTTTCGCAGGCGAGCTTTAATTGTCGCATCTGCCAATGGCGGGCTTTGTATTTCCGTAATTTTTTTACGAATATCGGCCGCCGCCAACATTAACACCGACTCTAATACCTGCTCCCCGCTACTGTTCCCCGCAGCAATTGCTTTAACACCCGATGCAATTTGTTTTTTCCAATTCCCACTCTGTTCATCAATAGTGGGGCGCAAAAAAGGTCGTGCGTTTGGGCCAAATTCATTAATAGCCGCCACATATGCCACGGGTACGCCTTCGCGTGGAGTACCGCGCGCCGTCTTAGGTTTATATGCTTCATAGCGTGCGCTCGGGTACCAACCTACGCTACCGTTAACATTTTTAATTTTAGTTACGATATTTTTTAATGCTTTGGCACCATCGCCCGGTATACGTGTAACTGCCATTAAAATAATCCGTCCGGTTTTCTAAATGCGGACCCCGTAGGCGAACCGCCAACGTAAAAGCCCCCCGATGATTTTACCGATAATAGTGCAAGTAGGGCCTCTCCATAGGGGCTTTTATACAGCCAATATTTAAAAGCGTCGGGGGTTTCTGGCGGTTTCATCGACAAACTAACTTTATCAATACTTGCGCTTATTAAAATGACCGCTCTTTGACCTTGTGCCGTAAGTTGGGCTAAATACTCTAAGTGTGCCGTCATTAAATTCAATGCGTATTGTCGTGAGGCGTTTTTCATGTAGCCGTAATTACTATCGCTAAGATAATCCGTAGCGATATCCCAGTAAACTTGTAACCTTGCCTCAGGCACGTCATCAAATTCGGGAAATTGCACTTTGAATTTATCATAGTCAAAAGTAAAAACCGCCGGGTAAGTCATGTTACACCATTACGCCAACGTCATTTTTAACGATCGGTTTTAAATTCCCTTCGCTGTCGCCTGGAAAATCGCTAGCCACTTTAGGAGCTGACTTATCTTTTGCATTTAAGTCTTTTACCGCTTTCTCAACTTTAATATTTTTTTTGTCGACATGAAAAAAACCATTTTTCACCATTTTGTTAAAAATAGGATTTTTCTGTAACGACTCCAATTCATCATCGGTAACTTTAGTGGACGCGCCGAGAGGTGTGGCTATCGTTTTTCTCGTTAAAACATTTGCGCCCCCTTTAATTAAAATTGTTTTTAAAATAGTGCGAGCTTTGCCCGTATCTTTTTCGGACGGTGGTGCCGGTGCAAAAAGATTAATATTAATATCAGCTGTAGAAGTTGAATAGACGTATGGCATAAAATTATCTCCAAAAGGCGGTCATTGTCTCCCCTCGGCTTACTGTCGAACGTTAACTCGTAATACCGAAACAATGACCATAACAAATAAAAAAGGCACGAGGGGGATGCCGTATTTATTAAATACCAGTAACGCGATAAATGGCATAAGGACGCTTAACTAATACGCCAGCCGTGGCATTAGTGTAGTCCTCATCATAACCTTTCGCACGTTGTTCAACACCTAGTACTTTAAATTTCACTGGCACCATCTGCGTGAACGTTTGGCCACCATCAGTTGAAGTGCCTTTGAAATCATCGACGTATAAATACGCGACGTTTTCACCGGAGTTAGCCTCATCAAGTTCGGGCGCACAAACAATGCGAGTATTCGGGTAGTTTGCTTTCAACCACTCTTTCACTGATATGCCGTATTCAGATACAGTATTCAGGTAGTCCACGGTGTTAAGACCTAATGACAACGTCAATTGATTTTCTTTCGGTTCAATGTGACCCTGGCCCTGGATACGCAAACCGCGCATCATTTGTTGAAGGTCAGCAACGATTTGCAAAAACGTTTTAAATTCCCACTCCGTTGATGCCGTTGGTTCTGCGCCGTTGTCGGCCACAGTTTCATACGGTAGTAAATTCGGGTCATTTAAAAAACCGTAAGTGAAATTTGCGCCACCGTTATAGCCGAAAAAGCCGATCAAGTTTCTGATAATTTCCAAGCCCATTGACGCACTTTCGCGGTAGGAAGAGGCGATGTCAAAACGCACTTTAGCACTTCGCGCTTGGTCTAATTGACCGACACGGATACCTTGTTCAAAACGGACAATTGTGCGCTCGATGAAATTCACGTTCGCGCTAGCAAATGGGATGTTAGCGTAATCGCCGTATGGCAATGGGTTGTTTAGGAACTCGCGGAAACCTTGAACGACTTCTTCATCTTCCCAAGAACCCACGGTCTGAATGCCAATAAATTCATCAATTTTTCGCGCTGCCGTCATAATGTCGACGAAACCCGGCAACCATTGCTGTAAGAATTGAATCGGTGTCACTACACTGCTTTGAAGTACTGATGGTTGGATAGCGTCCATCGCGGCTTTCATTTTTTGTGGGTTACCAATATCAATACCTAACCGTTTAAGTTTTTGATACTCTGAGGCATCAAAGCCCGCAACG